CGATTGTCAAGGTAATTTCTTGAGCAGCTGCATCCTGTCCCCAATCTAGATCAGAGAATTTAGCAGACTTAATGAAAGCACCTTTCAAAATCCATTCAGAAACGATATCACCTACTGGTCCTAAGATATCAACAGTCAAATCTTTTTTGTAGAAATCACTATATCCATCACGGCCAGTTACTGATTCATGACCTAAACGTACCCACTCCATAACTGCCTGAGCACCTGAAGGAGTAATGGGATCGTATAAAGTCATAGTAACGTCGTTCCACTTAGACCGTCCTTTTACTTTTCTTTGAATGTTGATGTGGTTCAAAGTAATCTCATCATTGGCAATTTCAAGACCTGACAAGCCTTTGATAAAGAATGAAGGAATACCGCTTACATATAAAATAAATCTATTCTGTACTTTGGGTTCAAAGGCGGTGAAGAATATTTCGTTAGGTTGTAATACTGCCATCTTATTTATGTTTTATTGATTATAAATATCAGTTAAGTTGAATTACGCTGGGAATGTAGCTCCTGTTGGAGTAACGTTGAAAGTTAAGTAGATGAATTCGGCAGTCTTAGTTGGTTGGATGTAAATCTGACCTACTAATTGGTTTCTGTCGATTACGTCTGCTGTGTTGTTGGTATCGTCCATCACTACTTTGTAAGCAAATAAACCTTGTCTTTGTTGGATTGAATCCAAGTAAGGATTAACTTGAGCTAAGAAACTATTTCTGGTTGCGATGGTGTTCTGTTCGAATACCAAAGCGTTACCGATCTGAGAAATGTAGTTTTTCAATTCAATCAACAATCTACGAACATTCACACGGTCTAGAGCAGAGGCTTTCTGCTGTAATGTCTTCTGTCCGTATACTACAACACCCTGTCCTGGGAATGTAGCGATTGGGTTAACTTTACCTAAGTACAAAGTATCTCTGTTACCTTGAGATAATTTCTGCTCTACTCTGATTACTGTGCTCATTCCACCTCTGTTAATACCTGCAGGTGCAAACCAAGGCTCACCAGCCGCATCGTTGAATGCATAAACACCTGGGATCATTGTTGAAGCAGGAACCCAAACGTTCTTTCCTGTTGCAGGATCGTTTGTTTGAACCCAAGGCCAGTAAGCGGCTGCGTAAGAGTTGTTAACGTTAGCAGCTTCTGAAGTTGCTGCGGCTACTGTAGAACCGTAGTTTACTAAATCCATAACGAAGATGTTATCACCTCTGTTTTGAGTATTAGAAACAATAGTCGCCATTCTAGCACTGTGAGCGTTATACCATAATCCAGGAGTTACCAACAAATTAAATTTGTAGTCATCTTGGTTAGATAACAAGTTAATCATGTTAGTGTAGTTACCTGCATCTAAGCCTTGAGTGTTTGTAGAAGTTAGAGCGTTATAGAAATTAGCGCCTGCCTTTATAGTTCCTGTTGCAGCACCGAAAGTACCTGAAGCAGGAGCAGGAATTGATCCTGTGTATTGGTTTTTAGCAACTCCGTTATTATCGAAATAATCTGGTGTTAGGTAATTAACTTGCTTTACTCTAACGTAGTTTGAAGCATTTGGATAAGATCCTGTTAATTCAATCTGATTGTTAACACTGTTGTAGTTGTAGGTGTAGTCACCGATAACTTTGCTTACGAAGTTAGGTGCTTTAGGATCTAAAGAAAGATTTGTCCATGTTTCCAATACAATCTTGTTGTTAGATAAATCATCACCTCTTCTGATTAGTAAGTTAAATTGTCCTGATCCAGTATCACTTCCAACAATTTCCCACCGGATGTTATTGGCTGAACCTGAAGGTAAAGCACCGTTGGTGGTTTCTGTTGAGGTGCTGTTCATAAGCTCACCTTCTGAGATAGTCTCTAATACGAATGGTGACAAACCGGTAGTTGGTCCGCCTGAACCTGTAGGCATTAAAGTGCTAGTTGCTGAAGTGTAAGATCCGGTTGCTACTCTTGCTACTAATAAACTGGTTCCTCCGTTTTGGAAGTAGTTGTAAGCTGCGATTGAGGTGAAATAAGAATAGATATCACTTCCGGAAGTTATAGCATCACCAAATTTGTTTACATACTGACTGTAAGATGTAACTAAGGTTGGGATTTCAACAGGACCTTTAGCAGTTGGACCGATAATAGCGGCTCCGGCCTGTACGGGCTGTTGGGTGATAAACGACTGGTCATTTTCTATAGCGATAACACCAGGGGATAATAAAGTTTCTGCCATTTTATTTTAGTTTGTTAGATAGTTCTAATATAAATAGCAAATAACCTTTCAAAAAGTTATTGTAGATCCTCTATATTACTCACTACCTCGGTATCAAAACTCACCTTTCCGAAGGTGAATACTTTCTTAGGAGCAACTAAATCCTTATTAATTACACTAGGAATAATATACCCGTACATCTTTATATTGAAGGTTGTTTTGATTAAACGTTCTTCCCCTTGATTCACTGTTGTATTATCGGTAAAAGAATCTATTCGTGCACGGAATTTGAATCTATTAGGATCTCCCCAGTATGAATCTGATGAGTAGTTGATTCCTTCTACAATTTTGTTCATCTGTTCCATATAATAGGTCCAAACAACACATTCATAGTTTACTGTAACATAATCCGGGATTATTACTGTTTGATAAGAATTTACCGGTTCCCTGTCGTTTAGGATGTCAAAATTAGAGTATGCATTACCTTTCTGGTATCCTTTATTGACTACTGCGTAGTTTATAGGATTATTAGCATCTAGTTTGTTTCCAATTGTGTATGTCTTATCCATCGATGTTCTTTTGAACATAATAATAGGACACATAATTTTATCATTCTTATCCCTGTAGTAACCGTCTTTCTGAACTGCTTTCCATCTTTCTGGGTTTCCGTAAATAATTGGTACCGGGATTAAGGTTCCGTTCTGGTATACTTGGGGTTTAATTATGTTGTTAAAATAGTAGGTGATAGTTTCATCTATATCTCCTATTCCAACTGTGAATTGCTTATCTGTATCACCTTTTAATGAGATTTGCTGGGCTCGGAAGGTCTTAGCAGTCGCCGGATTGGTCTGGTTAGCGAATACCGGCAGAGGTATAACGCCGCTGTTTGGGTTGCTTGAGAAAGGATCTTGTTGAGAAATAGAAATTTCTCTTTGATTCTTTGGTACCGGTTTTCTAATCTTGTCTGCCATTACATTCTTTCTTTAGTTATACCTAGTTTGTCTGCAGGTTCAAGGTGAGTTGAACAAATGATACTAATTGATGAACCGAATTGATTCAACCCTTCAGAATACGAGTATTCCGGTATTTTTCCTACGAAGTATTGGTTATCAACTACCCCGTCTACTTCATAGTAATTTTCATACCAGAAAATAACGTCTCCAACTTCTGGAAGTATTTGAAGGTCTCTTAAATCTTCTAAGAAGAATGCAAAAGAAACTGTTCTGTTTAAATCTGGTCCGAATCCATCAGCGGCAGACCAAGCCTGATCTCCTCTTGTTACTAAGCAGTTTAGTAGAGCTGGTTCACTGAAGAATTTATCAGTAGCTTCTCCGTACATATTGGTTGTAGAGGCTCCTAGAGTGACTTTATAATACCCTACCTGCTGAGTTATAATGTCTGGTAATAACTCACGGTTGATACTATTGATCAATAAGACGTCTCTTCTACTTCCGAATAATGCCATTTAGATCTCCTCAATTTTTTGCAATTGTTTGGTACTGTATTTGAATTTCTTTAAAGTAGGAATGGTTCCCAATGCTTCTTTTTTAATCATCTCAAAAGTCTCTACTCCTGGTTTTAAAGTAACTACTTTCAATTGGAGTAGGCCTCTTGGGTTTAGATCCTCTTTATCTGTTTTATTGTTTACAACAGTAACATATCTCAAACCTCTGATTAGCTGAGCGATATCAGTAACGTTTGTTTCGTCTGAGAATTCAACGTATACCAGAGATTGATACATTGAATAGGTTACTTCATTTAATAGATCTTTTAATTTCATTATCCTATGAATATTGGTTGGGGAACCAGGTTTAATTCTTTCTGTTTATAATCAGCTTCTAAGGATCTTCTCTCAAGTAGCTTCTCTCTTGAAGTTTCTTCTAAGTAAGACCTTAATCTATCCAATAGCAAGTTCTTTTCTGAGGTAGCTGCCGTGATTAAGTCGGCTGAATTTAGAGTAACTTCGGCTCCTGGGATTGGTAATGTTCCGTACTTTCCTCTAATGTATCCAAGCATTTCTTTTGCTAATGCTAAGGTATATTCAAAAATCCACTGTCTTCCAATAGAGTTAATTTGAATGTATTTTGGGTTAGCATAAGGAACATTGGAAACGTTTGAAACTAATCCTGCTGAATTTGCCATTACCGGATTGTTTCTTTCTGAGTTTTTAATATACTCAAAGAACATCTTTCCTTCGTCCACAGTTGGGATTGGGAAAAGCCTTAGTCTGTTATTTACTAATTCAAACGAGTATTGAGACTTTCTGATTTGATCATTAAACTCGATAGCCTGTATCTTCTGAAGATCATAGTTGATCGGCATCAGAAGGAAGTTAATAGCCGGTGAGTAATTACCCCATCCGAATGTATCTAAGAGGTTCATCATACCCGTTCCTGTTCCTGCATAAGGATCAAAGTAACGAACGATGGCCGGGGGTGATTCGTAGAATACCCTCTTAATCTCAATTGTATCTCCGGCCGATAATGATGCAGAAGCATTTGCCCATGCTGTCATATCGTAATCCTGTTGACCGGCTTTGGTGTGAAAAGAACCTGTATGCCAGGAAACTGTTCCACCTACTCCTGCTTCTTCTCCGTATTGATTAGACATTCTAACAATACTTCCGAAGTTTGGTTGGATGACTGCATTATTTAAATTAGAGCCGGTTGAAGCTCCTTCCATTGAAAGAAAATCCTGCCTTACTTTAAAAGCATAAATTTCATTTCCGTAGGTTGTTACTGCTTCTTCAAACGCTGTATAGAAGTTTGTTGGCTGTAATTCAACGTCAACTAACGGAAACCCTAATCTCCTTGCACAGAAATCCGCTACTTTATCAGCATCTGTTTGAAACTGATAATCATAGTCGTAAAAACCGAATGGAGTATCACCGGGAAAGAAAGATGAGGAACCGGGCCAGATTGTAGCATTAGCCATATACTAATAAATAGCTACAAGATACTGTATATTAGCCGTATAAGGGCATATAGTAGACAGTGCTGTCGATGTTAACGGTTAACCATGCATCTGGTTCTCCTAATATTTTGTTATTCGCTGTACCGTATACTGTATTTATTGAAGCAGTGGGTGCTGTGCTGGGATATGCACCGCCGGCTGCTGTTAGCGATCCAGTTATAAATAAAGACCCTGTTATTGTCAGAGAACCTGAAATTCTAATA